GTCCTCGACGGGCGGGGCGGTCGCGACGAGCGCGAGCAGCTCGCCGTCGTCGAACCGGGCGAACCGCTCGGAACCGAGCGGTCGGCGGGTGCGGGGCATCGTGTCTCCTGTCATCGAACGGGTCCGTACTGATCGTCGCGGCGGGCGAGGACGTAGCCCCGGAGCCACAGTGTCCCGAGTTCGGAGTGCGTCGGGTACGGGCAGTCCGTCGAGGGCTGCTCGGCGGCGTACGCGGCGCGGCCGGCGTCGTACGCCTCGACCTGCTCGTCGGACGGCTCGGGGACGGGTGCGGAGGCGACGAGCGCGAGCAGCCCCCCGGAGGGGCTCCAGCGGGCGCGGGGCGGGTTCATCGGCGGGTGGCCCTCTTTGCTAGGTCGCGGCTGATCTGCGCGTTCTGCTCGGCGTGCTTCGCGGCGAGGGCGGCGTTCCCCTTGCCGGTGCGGGCGAAGTAGTACTCCGTCCACGAGATGCGGCGGTTCGTCTCCAGGAACTCCAGGGTCTCCGGGGAGGCGTACCGCTGGACGAGCCGGATATCGCCGGTCAGCAGGTCACGCACCTCGACGCCCCGAGCCCGACCGGCCGCGTTGACGCCGTGCGTGCCGACGACCTCCAGGGCGTCGAGGTACTGCTGCTCGACGAACAGGGCGTACTCCTCTTGCACCTCGGCGCGGGTCGGGGTCGAGGAGTCCCGGTCGCCGCGTCCGCCGACGCGGGGGTGTGTGACGCCGGGCCGGCCGAGGGTCGCGTCGAGGCGCTCGTACGCCTCTTTCCACTCGTCGTCGGACGCCATGCGCTCGGCGAGGTCGTCGGCGATCTTCCGCTCCTCGTCGCCGTAGGTCAGGAACGCGTCGAGGTCGTCCCACCGCTGCCCCTCGCGGGGGTCGAGGTTGTCCATCCGGGCGGCGACGTGCGCGAGGAGGTCGTCGAGCTGTGTCTCGTCGAGGGCGGACAGGTACGTGTGGTCGAGGCGCATCGGGATACCGGCCTCGTCGACGGCGGCCTGCCGGGTGCGGCCTCGGGCCTGCGTGCGGCGCGGCCGGACCGGCTCCGGCGGGGGGAGGACGACGGGCGGTCCGTTGCGGATCGCCCGCGCTGCCTCGACGGCGGTCGACGGGCGCTGCTCGGGGCGGCCGGCCGGCTCCCGGTACACGCGGGGGTCGACGGTCGCGTCCCGGGTCGGGACGGGCCGGCCCGGGTTCTGCTCCTCGTAGGCGCGGCGGCCGATCTGCTCCAACTCGTCCCGGGTGTCCCGGCTGTCCCGGTAGATCGGGGCGTAATCACAGTGACAGCCCTTGTGATCGCCGGGGGCGTAGGACGAGCCGACCCACGAGCCGGAGCCGGAGGAGTTCAGGACCGGGTCGTCGAACCCGGCGAACACGACGCCGTCGAGGTCGCGGTGCGGGGGGAACGGTCGGGCGCTGATCCCGTAGGACCATTCGTACTCGACGACCTCCTGCCCGTGGTCGCGGAGGAACCCGTCGAGGAGCTGTCCGGAGGTGAGCCCGTTCCGGGGACCGGTGCCGGAGTGGTCGCCGGGGATGCCGCCGGCGACGGCGAGCGCCTGCCGGACGAGCCCGGGCGGGACGATCGAGGAGGGCAGCTCGCCGAGCGGGTCGACGGTCGGGTCGGGGGTGTACAGGCGCTCGGAGGCGAGGTCGCGGAGCCCGCCCTCCAGCACGGGCCACGAGGCGTCGACGTTCTCGGCGAACCGGTCGCGGAGGACGCCGATCTGCCGGGCGACCTCCGGGTCGGAGCGGTCGAGGCGGGCGATCCCGACGGCGGCGTCGAGCGCCTCCTCGGCGGCGGTCGCCGTCCACTCGGCGTACTGCTCGCGGAGCCGGCCGAACGCCTCGGCGAGGAGCTGCTGCTCCTCCAGCCCGAGGGCGGCGACGAGCGGGCGCCCGAGGGACGCGAGGACCTGCTCGGGGGGCTGCCCGGCGACCGCCTCCCGGGCGGCCGGTTCGCGCTGTGCTGCTGCCCGGGCGCGGTTCCCGGCGCGCTCCAGGGCGCGGAGGAGGGCGGCGTCCGCTGCTGCCGCGATCCGGTCCCGGAGGTTCCGCTCGATCTGCGCGAGCCGGCGGCCGAGGCGGCGCTGCTCCTCCGTCGCGGTCGCGGCGGCGACGATCGCGAGGACGGCGCCCGAGGCTGCCGGCAGGGCGGGCGCCTCCGGTGTCGTCGGCTCGTCGGACACGGGCTCGCCGGCCGGCAGCTCGGGCGTCCCGGGTGCGGCCGGCGCGGGGACGGCGCCGGTGTGCTCGATCGCGAGCCCGAGCTGCTCGGACACGGAGTCCGGGGCGTACCCGGCGTCGAGGAGGAGTTTCGCGGCGTTCGCGACCTGGAGGAGGCGGTCGACGGCGAGCCCGGTCTGCCCGACCGGGTCGTCGCCGGTGTCGACCTCCTCGGGCGGGGCGTATGACTCGTCGATCCCCCGGAGTTCACGCCACGCCCGGCCGTCGATCAGTCCCCGGTCGTACCCGTCGTTCGCGGCCGAGGACATATCGGCGGGGGCGACGAGGGACGACGGGTCGAACCAGACGACGACGCGGCGGATCAGCTCCTCCGGCCACCGGTTCGCGGCGCGGAGCCGGGTCCGCATGTATCCGAGGGTGAGCCCCTCGACGGCGGCGATCGTGATCGGCTCCTGATGGTGCCGGAACGTGTCGGAGCTGATCTGCCACGCGTTCCAATGGTTCACGTCCGATAGTCCGGTGATTACCTCGGGGGGCACGTCGAGCCCGATCCCGAGGCGGGTCAGCAGGCGCGCCTCCCGCTCGGAGGTGAGCGGGTCCAGCGGCCGGCCGAACGTGAGGTGCCGGACGCGGTCGAGGTACTGATACGCGCCCCGCTTGATCATCGGGACGACCTGCGCGGCGGACCCGTCGAGGGTGAGGGGTGTCGTGAGCTGTGTAACGAAATCGCGGTCGAACTCGTCGTCCTCGTCGTCCTCGTCGGGGAGGGAGTCCAGCTCCTCCGGCCACAGGAGGACGCCGTTCCCGGTCGCCCGGGAGCGGAGGGCGGCGTCGTCGCCGCGCTCGATCAGGAGGAGGCGCTCGCACACGCCGACGAGGGAGCGCATCGGGGAGTCCGGCTCCGCCGACCACTCGGCATCGGCGGTCCACAGGCGGTAGACGGTCGTCGTCGCCGGGTCGAGGTCGACCGCCTCGGAGTCCTTCCCCTCGCCGGTCGTGAGCCTCCAGTACCCGGGGGGGAGGTCGGGGTCCATGCCCCGGAACCGGCCGTCCTGGAACGTCAGCTCGGACACGGAGCGGATAGACCACTCCTCCCGGCCCTGCCCGTTGTTCGCCTCGGGGAAGTACCGGCCGACGAGGTAACACTCGCCGGCGGTCTCGTAGTTGCGGGTCAGCGGGGACAGGATCGCGGCGCCCCCGCCGGACGGGGAGTACCCGGTCAGCTCGTCGAGCGCCTGCCGGGCGGCGGCGACGAGGTCCTCGGGGAGGGCGTCGAGGTCGTACGTGTCCGCCTCGCCGTCCTCGCCGAGGGTCCACCCGTAGTCGTCGGTCAGCTCGACGACCTCGTCGACGCCCGGCCGGCGGTCGCCCGGGTACAGGCGGATATGGGCGGCGTTGTTCGCGAGGAACCGCATCGCGTACCCGACCTCGGGCAGGGCGCGGGCGTACCCGAACGACGCCCGCTGCCACTCGCGGCGCTTGCTCGCCTTCGCGAGGGCGCGGCCGGCCTCGGGGGTGAGCAGGGCTGCGGAGGCGACGAGGGACCCTCGGGCCGGCAGGCGGGAGGTCAGCTCGGCGAGGGGTGAGGTCCTCGGGCGAGGGCGGACCCAATCGAGCCAAGCGGGCAGGGTTGCCACGGGTTCACTCCCACGAGGACAGGAGCCCGGAGACTGTGCTCCAGGCGAGGGCGGCGCCGACCGGGGCGGCGACCGCCGGGGCGGCGACGGTGAGCCCGAGCCACCCGGCGGCGACCCACACGGACACGCAACGGGGACAGTGTGCGAGGTACGCGGCGCGGTCGCCGAGGCGCTCGACGCGTTCGCGGAGGGGGCGGGTCACCTCGTCGTCGACGAGGAGACCGGTCAGGCGGTGAACGGCGAGGGCGCCGACCGTGAGCGCGACCGGGTCTCGGAGCGCGCTCGGGTTCCCCACGCGGGGGGACGTTACCGAGGGGGCACCGGGGGGCGTGCGGAGTTGCGGCGGATCACGGCGGGCAGCGGCTCCGTGTCCGGGGGCTGCTCGGGCCGGCCGGTGCGGGCGCGCTGGAGCTGCTCGCGGAGCCACGCGACCTCGTCGAGCAGCTCGGACACGCGGGCGTCCCCGGTCGCCTGATCCACCTTCCGGCGGGCGACGGCGAGGTCCGCCTCCCGCTGGAGGCGGCGGAGTTCGCGGTCCTGCCATGCCTGGACGGCGCGGGTGATCGGCCCGTTCACGCCGGCGAGGCGCTCGATCGCCCACACGGCGAACCCGCCGATCACGAGGACGGCGAGGAGGAACGGGGAGTCGACGGCGGCGGCGAGGAGTTCGGTCACGGAGCGCGCTCGTCGTCGACGACCTGCCGGAGGCGGTCGCGCTGCCACAGGAGGAACGTCCCGACGGCGAGGACGGCGTGCTGTAGCCCGCCGGCGATGAGTCCGGTCCCGACGCGGTAGTCCCCGCCGAGCCCGACGACGAGGGCGGCCTGCCCGGCGAGCATCGCGGCGACGCCGGCGAGCCGGACCGGTGTCCGGAACCGCTCGGACAGGAGCCCGACCGTCCCGAGGAGCCCGAACGCGAGCCCGAGGACGACCCGCCAGTCGAGGACGGCGGCGACTCCGCCGAGGGCGGTCACGCCGAGCCCGGCGTACCAACTCGCGAGGAGGGCGTGCCCGAGGATCACGGGCGCCCCTCGGCGGATCGCGAGCCCGGCGAGGACGAGAATCGTCGACCCGTACAGCAGCCACCCGTACGCGGGTTCGGCGGCGCCCGCGTCGAGCCCGGTCCCGACGCCGCCGGCGTAGTCGAGCCCCCGGAGCCCGGCCTGCCACAGGGTCACGAGCTGGAGGGCGAGGAGGACCGGGTGCGTCCGGTGCGGCTGCCAGTCGCCCCGGAGCTGTGTCACGAGGACGCGACGCGGTACGGACGCCACGGGTGCCACCCTCGGAGACTCGACCCGCACCCGCACCCGCGTTGTCGGCGGACGGTCGCGGTGCGGCCGGCGCCGAGGTCGAGGCGGGACTCCTGCCGGGGCGGAGCCTGATACGGGGGGACGGTCGAGCCGGCCGGGTCGTACGGGGCGACGAGGCGGAGAACCCGGTCCCGCCCCTCCGCCTGATAGACGTACAGGCGTTCGCGGGTGATCACGGCGTACGCGGTGCGGTACACGATCCCGTCGACGTGAACCTCGGCGGGGAACAGGTCGCGGATGACGATCGGGGACGGCTCGGGCTGGAGTCCGAACGCGAGTTCGGCGGGCGCGGCGGTCACGCCGGCGAGGGTACGGAGGAGGCGGGGGGAGTCGCGGCGAGCTGCTCGTCGACCTCGGGGATCGGCTCGACCTTCCACACGGTCACCTCGCACCCGGCCGCCGTGTGCTCGTCGACGAACCGGGACAGCCCCTCCTCCGTCGCCCGGTAACAGCGGCCGACGACGGCGGGGCGGAGCCCGGGGGCGAGTCGCCACGAGGCGACCGCACGCCACGGCCGGCGGGTCACGGTGTCGCCCCGGAGGCGCGGCCGGCGGCGTACGCGGCGCGGGACGCGGTGTCGGCGTCGGCGCGGGTCGTCGCGAGGTGAGCGCGCCCGGCGTCGACCTCGACGCGGAGCCGGTCGAGGAGGTCGGTTCCGTCGCCGGCGAGCAGCGCCTCTCCTGCCTCGACGAGCCGGGCGAGGTGCTCGCGGTCCGCACTC